GTCTATCAGCCGCCTCCCCAGGCCTGCTTCAGCCGTTCGATCTCGTCCGGTGTCATCGTTTCTATGCCCTGATCATGACAGTCTGCTATGATACCATCTATCAGCCTTGACATCGCCAGTGTGTTATATTGGCTGCTTCCCCAGTGGAACTTTATATTCACATAGCCGTCTATCCTGGAATCTCCCAGTACACTGTGCTGGTTGCCGATCCCCTGATCGTCCCACATGCGGCACAGATCGTCAGCTATGTCTTTTCTCACCGGCCGGATATCACTCACCCCATACTTTCTGATACATTCCATGTATATATCCTTATCGGTATATGCACCCAACACGTTAGCAAGCTTTTTACATAACACCCAGCAGTATGCGTTGGCATCAAGGCTCCTGTGTGCCCGTTTCTGTTCGATTTTAACGACATATTCCTTGCCATCGACCCATTTGTCCATCAATGACCTTACATCGCTTATATCCTTGATATGGAGTATTATCTCAGCTCCATCGCCCCAGCACGGGCGGGCATCCATTTTATCTGCTATCACAAGTAATTCCTCCCGAATATCTCCATGAATTCTTCTCTGCTGTGTGTTTTTTCAAAAGCCCGCTGTCCGAGCCGTTTCAGATAATCGTCCACTTCTGCGTCATTGTGTGGTGTCCTGTACGGACTGTCGGCTATATGCCTGTCCCATCTGAGCCATATCCACAAGCCATATTTTTCAGAGTTGCCCCGGTTATATGCGTTGAATATATGGTGCTTATGCAGCCCCGTTGTCGCCCCCGTAAGGAAGCATTCTTTCCTGTCCTGCAATATACTTTTCATAATCGTCCTCCTCAGGGAATGCTCCCTTATCTATGCACTGTTTCAGGTAGGCCTGTTTCGGCAGATACTCCTCGTCTATGAAAGCCGGATCATATCCTACCGGGAAGCTTTCTATCAGATCCCTGTCCACCGGCAGGAAATAGTCCCTGTAATGTTCCTCTGTCATCGGATATGCATCTATAGTCAGACTCACAGGCTTCTGATATCTTTGCATAGCTGCATACATTTCCACCTGAGCCTGCCGCCAGTATGCCTTGGATACCTTGAATGCTTTTTCAGCCTTATAGGTCTTTACTTCATGTATCTGAATGACATCACCTTCAACGATACCGTCATAATTCACCCGGAGCCGGAGCTCTGGCAGCAGGATCTGCGCATCCTTTATCACACCCTCGATAGTATCCAGTATCGCATGTTCGTAATATGTACCCGCCATCGTATACCGGTTACTCCACTTAGGTGTATAGTCTATGCCCAGCTTTTCCTGCCACCATTTTCTGAAAGTATCAGTCTTCCAGTTACCGACCACAAAGCTTGTATCTGATGCACCTATATACAGAGCCCTGCTTTTGCTCGATATCATCACATACTCCTTATCGCGTTCTCTATCCGCTGGAGCTTATCGTACTGGATGAATATAGCCTGGAACTCCACCATCTCCATCTTCAGATGTTCTGCCATCTGGTCCATAGTCACTCCACTCTGCATCTTGGCGGTTATGAGCTCTGACAGCCTCTTCTTGCACTTCATCAGATCATGTGAGAACAGATCGTCTTCTGTTGCGCCCTGTTTTGTCGTCTCATCTTCTTTGAGCCACAGGCCGAAACCTAATCCTGTTCTTATCGCCACACCTTTGACGAATGCCCTTGCCTGTGCATTGGAAAGTCTCAGCTGGTTCACTGTGTCCTCTCTCACGACATATACTCCGTTCAGCAGTGGATAGTTCTGTATAAATTCCAGATCGTCTATCACTATCCTCACTCTGACCTCAAAGCACCTGTTTCTGTTTCCTTTAGAATCCACGAAAGCGTCCTTCGTCATGAAAAGTGTGGATCCGTTCTCATTCACCAGCGGCTCATAATAGACCACCTCTGCGCCGTTCTCATGAAGAAGATCCTTGCACTTCGCCCAGTTCAGATACGGCACCATGACTTTCCTCCCTCTCTCGTCCTTTGTTTCCCGTTCCTCACAAAACGGCAGTACATCTATCTCTCTCAGTTCTTTATAGCTTTTCAGCATTTACATATCCTCCTGTTGCTGTTATAATCAAAATGCGATTGATGTTGTGCCTGCGGAGCTCCTACTCCATATGCAGGCACTTTTTCTATTCATCGTCATAATCCTCATCCCATATATCACCAAGATCATCTTCTGTCTCCCAGTCCGGCGGGTCAAAGTAGTCTGTACCCGGTCCGTAATAATCCCTTGCGTAATATGCATCCAGTGCTCTGTCACTTATCTCCATTCTCATTTTCCTTGTCCTCCTCTTCGAATTTCACTGAAAAGCTCTTCTTATGCTTCACAAAGAACACTGCTGCTTCTGTGAATTCTTCTACCGTCTCAAACTGAAAATCATCACTGTACATTCCATTAAGCTCAACTTTTATCATTTTCTCTTACCTCCTAAAACCATCTGACACTCATTGCCACGAATAACAGTACGATCCCTGTAGGGACCAGTACATTTTCCTTGAACTTATGCTTGTTCCATCTTACTTTTTTCATAAACTTCTCTCCTTGCGTTCGTCTCACTCAAAGCCTTTTTCTCTATATACGCTGAAAGTAACGTCTCAGGTATCCGCCAGTATCTTCCCTCACGATATGCCGGTATCTCTCCACGACTGAGCCTGTCCAGTGTGACCGCCGGTCGCTCCTTCAGAAGCGCTGATACTTCCTTGGCCGTATAGATCTTCATACATCCATCCTTTCCTGATAGAACGTCTGACATATCTTATCTGCCCTATCCTGTATCGTCTTTGCCTTTGCTGTATAGTTTCTCAGGAACATCTGCAGTTCTTCTTCATTCTTTGCGATCCAGTATCCCCTGGCATCTGATGTACCTATAACAGGGTATCCGCTGTCCCTGAGACGTTCTATCATTTCTCTTGCAGCCCTGTCCGACACTCTGAACATGCCCCTTATCCTTTCTCGTGTCACAGGCTTGTCCCTGCTGGCCTGCTCGAGCATGACAAGTAAAGCATTCATCGTTCTTCCACCCATGCAGCACAGGCATGACACTCTACCCTCGTCCCGAAATTCTCCGTGGCGACAGTAGCTATGCCGCCGCATATCGGGCACCTGAACTCCGAATGCACAAGATTTTTCTTGTGTTTCAGTCCCTCCCTTAGCAGACTTCTTTTCTCTGCCAGTAACTTTCTACCACTCATCGTCCTCATGTTCTCTCCTTTCCAGGCGCTCTATCATAGCCTCTGCATCTTTCCATCTCTCACAGTCATCATCAGTGCAGCGTTTAGGGCATGTCTTCCAGTCCTTGCAATGCAGGCAGCATACCGGCTTTTTGAAGCTGCAAGGACCATCCCAGCAATCAGTTTTTGCAATTACTTTTGATCCACTCATCTACATCCTCCTTATTGAACAAAACTCTGCCACCGTCATGACCGGGACCCAGTTTGAAACACGGCAACCCTTTCTTTCTCAGCCGCCACAGCGTCGATCTGGAAATTCTGAGATACTCACACATCTCGTCTATTGTCATATTCATTTTGACACTCCTCTCCCATGCTTTCCGCAAAAGCTTTCTTGACTTCTTCTCTGATCTCCTGATCTCGCGCCTCTTTTACGGTCATTTCAAAGAGGGCTTCCGCCTCATGCTCTCCCATCTGTCTGCGCGTGGATTCCCATAAGTGCAGCAGGATGATCACCGCCTCTGATGCAAGCTGTTCCAGCGTACCCTCCGCGGTAAAATTTCCCTTATCAATCTTGATCATTGCTCTACCTCCTTTCTCCGTACCCTCTGCCAGGCAGCCTGTATGATTTGAAAACATCATGGAGGATTTTAGTTTGCCAGGTAAAAAGAGTTGGCTGCCTGAGACAGGGCACGGTATTAGATTTTCAGTGGAATTATCCGTTGTGCTGTGCTGGTTCGAAAAATGCACCGACCGGTGCTTCCATTGCTTCAGCAAGTGCCAGTATCTCACGTGCCTTGACGATCCGCCTGCCGCCGAAGATATCGGTCAGCTCGTTTTGCGTCAGCCCCGCTTTCGCAGCAACGGTTTTCTTCTTCAGACCGTTGGCCTCGATCCTCAGTTTTATATTCTCGGCCACCGGTGAATTGGCTTCTTTTATGTAGCTCACTTCGTTCACATCCTTTCTTATAGGGATCTTTATTGCGAACCTGTCAAGGGCAGGTTCGCAATTTCATGTGAATACTATAACATGAAATTGATTTTTTCGAATTTAATTCGAGTCATTTCCAAAAAAAATTTCAGACCACGCAACACCCACTATCTTTGAAAATAACTTTGCTTCTCTGATAGTCACGCTTTCTGAATCTTTTTCCATCTTTAAGTACGTCTGCACGTGAATCCCCATTTTATCTGCAATCTGCTGCTGTGTTAAGTTTGCTCCAACTCTTGCCATCTTCATAGTCATTGCCATTTTTCTTCACCTCCTTTTTTTATCTTATCTGTAGTTTACTCGAATTTAATTCGATTATCAACAATTTTCTCGAATTATTTTCGTTATAATTCGAGATTTTATTGATTTTTTTCTAATCAAACTATATAATTATTAGTACCAGGATATAAGGAGGAAACCTTAATGAGTATTGCTGAAAGCATAAAGAGAATACGTGATAGATATGATCTGACCCAAGATGAACTGGGCGAAATCGCCGGTGTCTCAGGCGGTGCAGTTTCCACATGGGAAAGAGGTACCGCTGAGCCCAGGATGGGCGCAATTCAAAAAATCGCAGACCATTTTAATATAAGCAAAGCCGATATCATAGATGATACTAATGACAACACTTCCGCAGAAACAACATCCATCAGGATCCCGGTTCTTGGTTCTGTACCTGCCGGAATTCCTCTCGAAGCTATTGAGGATATCGCTGACTGGGAGGACATACCGCTCGAATGGCTAAAGGGCGGCAAGGAATATTTTGGTCTCAAAGTAAAAGGTGACAGCATGTATCCCAGATATATAGAGGGAGATACGATCATTCTTAGAAAAACAGACAACTGTGAAAGCGGTGATGACTGCGTTGTATACGTCAACGGATATGATGCAACACTCAAGAAAGTCATAAAAAAGCGGGATCACATAATCTTACAGCCTTTTAATTCCGTATATGAACCCTTGATGTTCGACTATAATGACGAATGCAATACAATTAAAATCGCAGGAGTCGTTGTTGAACTCAGACGCAAGATGTAAGGTGTATATTGAAATGGAGGAAAAAACTGTTGAAGCGTATCATTCTAATGATTATATTTTTGTTTATGATAATATTTTGTAGTTGCTCACCAAATGAGAGTACAACCTATGATGATGAAATTTCTGAACTTGAAACAAAAATCGAAGAACTCGAGAGCAGAATAGATGATCTCGAAAGTAAAATAGAAGATATGGATTATACAATAACCATGCTTGAATCGTATTCTTATTCTTACTAACGATTAAAAGCAATGCAGATCAGAATGGAGAAAAACACTATGGATAACAAATTAGCACGTTCTACAAAAATATGTATCGCAGTTATAGTAGTTCTGCTGCTGGGATCAGCTGTCGGAGGATATCAGTTATATAACTATGCTTACGACCAGGGCTGCAGCAAGGCTGAGGAACGCTATGACGAAGGATATACATCTGGTTACAACAAAGGTTATGACAAAGGATACCGCTTAGGAAAGAACGCTGGCTATGACAGCGCTATGGACGCTAATGAACAATCATCTGCCAGCACATCCGAAACAACTTCTGATACGAACACATCTTACATGACTACAGATTCTGCTCCAGACGGTGTCGTCTGGGTCACCCGCTACGGCGACAAGTATCACAAAAGCTACTGCCGGTACATAAGCGGTAAAAATAACCTCTCATACTTTGACAGCGCCGCCGATGCAGAGAATTCAGGGTACTCAGCTTGTAGTGTATGCTATTGATAACCGTTACACACAGAACAGACGGGAAAACAAGGGAAAATAAAGGAACCGAAAAAATGTACTGAGTACTTGACAAAACTTTACCTAAGGAATATTATAATATTAATCCGCAAGGATTAAAAAGTTAACAAGCCTTAGGTGATAAGCATCCCGCTGATATGGGAAATGCTGATACCTAAGGCTTTACTCGTTTCAGGAGGTATTTAATGAAGAAAACAGCAATACTTGTTGATGGTGGTTTTTACAGAAAACGTGCTGCATACTTTTGGGGAAAGAAAACACCCGAAAAGCGCGCTTCGGAATTATTTGCATATTGCCAAGCGCACATAAATCGTGAACAGAAACATGACCCAGATAGAAGTCTATACAGAATATTCTACTATGACTGTCCTCCCCTTGCAAAAACTGTGTACCACCCATTAAAACAGCAAGGCATCGATTTCCGGCATAGTGAAACGTTTTCATGGACATTTGATTTTTTTGAGCAATTGAAACAGCAGCGTAAGGTTGCACTGCGTCTTGGAAAGCTATCTGATGCACATGCAGGTTTCAATATTAACCAACAGAAATTAAAGGATCTTTGCTCTGGTAAAATACAAATCTCCGATCTGAGTGAAGTTGATTTCAATATAACATTTGAACAAAAAGGTGTCGATATGAAGATAGGTGTTGATATTGCATCTATAGCATACAAAAAACAGGTAGATCAGATTATTCTGATCGCGGGAGACAGTGACTTCGTTCCCGCCTCTAAATTGGCTCGCCGTGAAGGTATCGATTTCATACTGGATCCTATGTGGGCTAATATAAAAGACGATTTGTTTGAACACATTGATGGGATACATTCAAACTGGAAAAAACATGAAGAATAGTTGTTTTACATAAAAACAAAACCCCCTGTTGCAGCAGGAGGTAATGTTCTGAGTTGGATATGGTGATACAACTCGGTTTCGCAAACAAATTGTATCATATCCGGCTCGGAATTGCAATTCGGGTATTTTGCCCGTAGACAACAAAGGAGATGATATAATGCCAGGTACAAAGAGAAAAGGTAAAGGAGATGCGTGGTACTTTGAGGTTACACTGGGCACGGATATGTCCGGCAAACCGGTAAGATATAACAGGACATTTCACGGTTCTGAAAAAGAAGCTGATAAAGCTCTTGCGCGATTTTACATAGAATGCGAAGACGGCAAGATTCACAGAGAAAGCAATATGACTATAGAACAGCTTTCTGATATATATCTCGAAGAGTACGTAAAAAAATATCTCAAGCAATCAAATGTAAAGGCTGTAATGCCAGCGCTCGATCATCATATAAAAAAGGTGCTCGGGAAAAAGAAAGTGAACAAACTTACACGACTTGATATCCAGAGATGGGTCAACTCAATGTCTGAACCGAAACCAGAAGAAAACAACAAAGCGCTTTCACCTAAAACGATACGTAATTATTATTCTACACTGTCCGGCATGATGAAATTTGCCGTACAGATGGAGCTTATCGATAACTCCCCTTGCCACGACATCCGGCTTCCCCGAAGCCAGAAAAGCGAAGCAAGGTATTACAACAAGGATGAGGTCGCCCTATTTCTTCAAGCACTTGAGGATATTCCGGAACATGATCTGAAGTACAAAACTGTGATATATGTCGCATTGTTTGGCGGACTGCGCAACGGTGAGATCATGGGCCTGAACTGGGATGATTTTAACGAAGAGAAACAGACCATATCTATACACAGAACGCGCTATATAAAAAAGGGCGGCATCTATGAGGATGTTCCGAAGACCCAGAAGTCAATAAGGGAAATAACATTGCCTGATAACGTGACTGCCTTGCTAAAAGCTCTGAAAATTCAGCAGTTGAAAGAACAATTGAGGTTAGGTAACAAATGGGAAAACTCACCTGCAATTTTTAAAAACAGCATGGGAAACCATATGCATCCCAACGCTACAGCAAGATGGTTGAAAAAGTTCGTGAAAAGAAACGGCCTGCCATATATAAGTATGCATGGCCTGAGGCATACCCATACATCCCTGCTCGCATACCTGAACACTGATAAGCTTATCATAAGCAGAAGACTTGGACATAGCCAGCTGTCGACAACGCTCAATATTTACACTCATATATTCGAAGAATCAGACAAACAAATCGCCGACGGCCTGAACGTTTTTACGGAAAATTTACGGAATGAGCAAATTAAAAACGGCTAAAACGTTGAAATTTAGCCGTTTCTACTGGTCGGGATGACAGGATTCGAAACTGATTGTATACAATTTCAGCAAGTTGCAAATCGTTTCAAAACGTTGAAATTTCAACATTTTATGTTTCATGATATTTCACTGCGTTTTACGGTATTTCACTATTTTTACGGAAAAATTTACGGAAAATCGAGCCGGATATGAACAATAAAAATCCCCCGTCACACCGTAGCGATCAGGGGGATTATTTTATTTATTCAGGTCTTTTGTCGGCAGCGCATGGACCTTGCTCATGCGTGCTTCCATATCTCCGTTCCAGCCGTGCTCCTTGTAGAGTATGTAAAGTTCTTCGATCTCTTTTCGCTGTTCAGGTGTCGCATGATCCTGATTCAGAAGTCGTTCGATCTTATCAGACAGTGTGCTGTAGGTAAGCATGGCAAGGGTCCGCCTTGCTATAGATTTCCTGTCTATCAGCTTCATGACGATCGCCACTGCTCCGGAAGTCAGACCGCTGGATCCTATTGCTGTAATGATTATCTGTGACCAGTCCATAGTACCTCCTACTTCTTGAGCTTCCTGCACTTCTTCAGGCAGTCCTTGCCGAAGTTGCCGTTCACTTTGAAGCCGAACATTTTTTCAAGCTTCTCCACGGCAGCCGCTGTCTTGTCGAGGTATTCACCGTCTATCTTCAGATTGGTGCCTACAGCCCAGTTCAGCAGCTTCTGGAGGTATTTGACCTGCGTTCCGGTATCACCTTCGCGGAAATATCCACGCTTTGGCATAGTCGGGAATGTACCAGAATATCCTTTCTTCAGGCGGCATGTCCATATGCACTTTATCAGGCCTTTCATCTGTGTTTCATAGCAGTGCCAGCCGTCATTGTTCCTGCCTCCCGGATCACGGGTATACAGATAGTGCTTGCCGTTTTTCTTCTTGTACATCGTTGCCGGTACGTAGTGGCCGCCGCTCGTCCACATCACACCACCACGGCTGCCGGCGCCAAACAGGATGATCGCACGTCTGCTTCCCTTGTTCATCTCCTTGAAAAATGAATCCATGTCGTTGTGTCTCTTCACTTCAAAACCGAAGTGCTTCATGCATGCGTCTATGCCTGACCACATGGTACCGACTCCGCCTGGGACGTAGTTGTTATCCAGCATGAAGTTTCTCGTTGTCTTCGGAGTGATGTTTTTGTACTTCGGATTATTCACTATGATAGATGCACAGGCCGTCGGACCGCATCCGGCTGAAGCCATCGTTGAACGTGTGCCGGGCGGGTATGATAACCTGCCCCATCTGCTGTCGTACTGTCTGAAAGTCTTGCTCATTACAGTTCCTCCTCTTCATCGTCATATACTAAGTCCTCTTCTTCAAGATTGCTCATGGTTTTGCCTTTGGTGATATCCAGCAGTCCCTGAGCTGTGCAGGCTGCGTCTGTCATATTGTTGTTCTTCCACCAAGCCCAGACCGCAGACAGGCCAGCTGCAACCTGCGTTGCCACTTCTGTGAATGTCGTTTCATCAAATGGGATGGGATTCTTGCCTGCTACTGTCAATGCTGCATTCACTGCCAGTACGATCATCACAAGTAATCTGATCATTGCTTTTACTTTACCGTTTGTTTTCATGTTGTTGTCCTCTCTTTCATTTTTATACACTCCACCAGCCTGTTATATAAAACAAGTTGGATGCATTTATTGTTGCTCCTCTTGGAGTTATCTGAATCGTGCCATCATCTTTTATCCATGCATCTACCCTCGTACTACTTGCATTCGTTATAGCAAGTGCGTGTCTTGTGCTTGGTATATACAACGTATCCTTTACAGTCCAAAGTGTATAAGATGTACCAGATGAAAAAGTTTTACTTGACCTGGCGGCAAGATACCCCCTGAAAAAACACCGACTTAATGCAGGTATGTATGTGCAGGTAACTGTTGAAGCACTTGGAGTATTTGACGTATTCAGCTCTAAGGCTACACTCACCGGATCAAGCCCCAGCTTACTCTTTAAAGCACCAACTGTCAGTAAATTATTTACTTCGGTTACAGTATAGTATCTGTCATCATGTGTATGCTCCGAAGATGCAGCACCCACATTTGCTGCCGTCAGATTGACGTCCCCTGTTCGATAAGAACTCTCCGCTGAACCCTTGACTCTCGTTACAGTATCCTTGTCTGTTCCGGATATCTTAACTTTTCCATTAACCTTTTCGATAGTGATATTACCACCCTGGGATAACATGCCTATCAAATCATCAACTGTGATCCCACCACCAGCCTGAAACACCTTGCCATCAACATATTCTTTTGTCGCTATGTCTTTGTTATCTGTTACCGAACCTAAATATTTCATATTGACTCCTTATATGTACAATACATATATCCATATCGAAAGCTGTGTTTCAGCCTGTGCTATGCTTGCTTTGAATGTAGAACCGTCACATTCCCAGTCAATGATTACTGCCTCATATCCATCTCCTTTAGAATCGTCATAGTACATAGCCTCAACAGCTATGATCTTTGGAGAAGTTACTGACAGTGTTGCCGTTGCACTCGTGTTTGACGGATCGATAGCAAGTTCTGCTTTCTTTAGTTTAAGCGTAGCATCAAGCTTGCTTTTATCAGCTGCACTCATGAGACCTGCTGCATTTGTTGTTGCCGTATCATCAGGTATATTTACCCTGTTCAATGCAACATTTGATAGATGTCCTTTTGGATCAACAGTGAATCCCGGTACTACAAAACTACTACCAAACGAAGGATTCACTTCATTGTCTATGGCTTTATCACCCGGTTCAACAGTACTGTTCATATGGGTTATTTTTCTACCTGTAACCTTTATCGGACTATCAGCCGTGTATGTATCGACAAGCTCATACATGTTCAGGAAGCTGTATGCGACTGTATTATCACTGCTGTTCTTCAGAGCAAGTACAAGTACCGGCTTACCTTCAAGACTCGGATTCGTACTGCCCGGATATGATGTACTGCTCCATACAAAACTCTGAACAAATGTTGTCTTTGTAAGGTCGAGGAACTGTTCTTTTGGCAGTGCAGCTATTGCGTCACCTATAGCTTTCTTGACAACTTTATTCTGTACCGGGTTTGTACTGGAATCAGACATTGCCGAATCAACTGTTATCTCAGCACCTCCGAGAGGCTTCCATGCATACGTTGCCGGTGTGACACCTGATGCACTGATCCTTACATACTGATACGCTTTGCCGTCAGCAGAATTGTAGTAATACTGCCCCTCTTTAGGACTTATCGGTGCAGTCGCAAGACTCTGCATAACCACATTCTGGATCTCATTCTTGTTCATGTCTAAACTGACTAATACTTTTTTACTCATTTACATTTCTCCCTTAATTGAATATTGCTTTGCCTGAAAACGGAGCCTGAAATCTCAGGATACATTTATTCAGGTTTACGTACTCCACTTCACCGATAACTTCTGTACCGGCAGAATCCACCACAGTTACCGCCGGTTCTTTACCAAGATCATGCGTCACTTCCCATGTATCAGAGGATGTTTCCTGTTTATGTACATAGTGCTTGTCCCCACCGGTACCTTTTAATGATTCCAGCCATTCAGCTTCAGTGCCGGTGAAGCCATGTTCCTTTGCTATTTCATATGCTGATTTGCCAGGTTTTCCCGGTTTTGCATTGAAAAGATACTCCGGAATGTTTTCCCGTCCACCGCCACCATCTCCGACACTGTTCAGAGCCCTTTGTACTGATTCAGCCAGTGTCTTTATCTTCTGTTCTGGACTCGCGGCAGGATCCTTATCATATTCTATGATCATTACAGCCTCCCTTGCCGGTATACTCTCACAAGAGACTCCACCTTGCAGTAACCTTTACCATCCAGCCTTATAGCGAACCTGTTACACCTGCGCGGGACTATAGGGATCGTTATAGATCGTGCTTTCTCTGTTCCTATGCGCTCCACCAGTTCCCACTTGCCATCATCGACGCTTATCATGACAACAAGTTCTGAAAGATCCTCGAGCTTCACGCGCAGCTTGAATTTTGAATATACCTTTTTATTCTCTATAAACTCATCAAATGGACCGAATTGTGCCATCCACTTTATATCATTATTTGCCGCTGGCTTGTCAGAGTCTATCTCATATATATAGTTATCTTCTGCTATGTAAAGCAGCTTCCCTTCATGATATGCAAATGACCGTACACGCAGATCATCCTCTTTATGCCACAGCATCCGGTTTGTATCATAGACCAGGAATTCAGGTTTACCGTCATGCAGTAAAGATATGAAGTACTTGAAACGATCTGTTCCTGCAATAGCATCCTCATACTTTCCTGTACCAAAGTTATCTGATATCAATGTTGGAGTGCCGCCGGAGTAAGCCATGATCCCCACACGGGATTTATAAAAGACAACATCATTGATTATCGCAAGTGATTTGCTGCTTCCTTTTTCCAATGCATGGCATTCCATAGTATCCGTCTGATAATTGGCCGGCTTGTTTCCGAAAAGTCTGTGTATGTAATCCTCTTTGAAGAACAGCAGATGTGATGAATACATCGCACATCCTGTCCATTTCCCATCTGTACCCTGAGTCGCTGCGTATGAATCCAGCGCCGTAGACTGATAATACTGCCAGTTCGTAGGATCACCAAGCTTGCAGGCATATATCGTATTATCCGCATTGGATACACCCCACAAACGGTTATTTGCTTCTATGACATGATCCAGATCCGGGCAAAGCCTTTCAACTGTTATCCGGCCACTTTCAACCGCTACCGCACTTGTGCCTTCAGCTATGATATTTATGAACGTATCATCAGGGAACTTTATATAATCCCCTCCGACCTCCTCTATGACAGCTGATGTATTGCATTCAGGTTTCTTTTCTACAGTAAGTGTGACCGCATCTCCAGGTTTAAGTTTTATATCCACATTACCCTCAACAGAGAGTTCCCCTGTGATATCATCCATACTTACAGAATGGACATTCTTTCCGAATAAAGAAATGCTGCTGTATCCATCCCCTGCACTCAGTGTTCCGTTCACAGTAAGCTCATTGTCTCCAATGTCCACCACAGTGCCCGATGAAAGCTTCCACGTTGTTGCTATGTCACTCTCTGTAGTCGAATTGAATGAGCCATCAGACTCTGTTGTTGTTATCGTCATATAAAATATCCCGCTGGCCTCAAATGCTCTGCCTATTTCAAAGTAATCGCTCAGATTATATGACTTTCCAAACGTAAGAACATATCTGTTCAGAGTTGTTGAGCGGGATATTTTTATGTTTTTTCCCATTCCGACTATTGTACGCGGATCAGGCTTTGCAACAACAGTCTCTGTCGAAAGGAATGTCACCTTCGACGAGTCTATCCTGCATGAAGTCTGCATATCCAGTTTCTCTTCGATATTGCCGAATTCTCCGAAAGAGCAGTCCTCAGTGTCACGTACACTGAACCAGCATTTCTCCGGGAAAAAGCATATCTTGGAATTGATAGCTACCATACGTGTCTGATCAGAGAACTGTCCCTCATTGCCGTATTCCCGTCCATCGTAATAAAACACACCATCACTTATCACCGCCAGCTTTGAATCTTTTACGATCATCGCTGTCGGTTTTTTGTAGCGATCAGAATACACCGCTCTCGGTTTTCTCTGATACAGGCACGGGTACTCATCAGAGGACAGGTTGAGCATATCTCTCATCTCGCCATCATCTATGACAGCTTTCTTATTCAGTCCCTGAAACTCAAGGATCCTTTCCTGCTGAGCCTGTAAAGTATAGGCCAGTGTTGCAAGTACCATATAATTACCACCAGTTCCTTATCTGCGGAGATCCCGTCTGGCCACCCCCGCACCGTACAACATATTTCTTCCATTCATCAAGATCTTCTTCGAACTGCGCCTGATTGTTCGAATATGACTCGTATTCCTCATTCGCATAATCTATTTTCGCTTTGAGGAACGAAAGATACAAAACATCATATGGCGCCGGGACCAGCATAGTTTTATGTCCGTCTTCTTTCCAGTCGTATTCAGCCCTGTCATCCTTGGGTATTTCAAGATATTCAGAAACAACAGCCTCTATCTCATTCACATACCGCGTCAGATCTTCAGTCTCGAATCCATTAGGCTTCTCACGATTGACAGCCTCTATGCATTCCGATAACCTCATGGCACACCTCCTTTTTCATCTATTATAAAAAACACATCATTCTGTATCTCCCCTATGTCTTATTGACAGCTATCCGCAGCGCATCTATATCTGCTGCATATATGACATCACCCTCAGCTTTATCCGCTATCCCCACGGGATTTACAGCAGATATAGCAGCTTTCATCAAATTATAGGCTCTTGCAGTGATCCTGTCCTCTGCTGCTACCTTTGGTACATTCAGCGAAAGGCCAACTGCCGCAGCTTTCGCCAGTGCATAATCTCTGAGCCTGTTCCACTCATTTGCTGTTATAACCACAGCTGCACCGGCGACCTTATCCGAGTCCCACACAAAATCATCACGAACATACAGTGAAACCTCATTGGACAGGTTTTCTGTACCGCTGGCGACATTGTTGTTCTTGCTGGAAATACGGAACGTCACATCAGTGTTTCCCTCCGGAGATGTTACCGCGATCGGCGACAGTATATTTGTGACTGTAGCGACCGTTTTCCATTCGGAACCCGTGTTTGCCTGTATAGTGTATACTGTTCCGGCAACATCTTTATCGGTAATCCATCTGATAACACACACCCTGGACCCCAGCTGCTGTGTTATGTCAGTTATAAATGCCCGCGGTACAAGGTTTGAATCCTCTGATGTCCTGATCGCAGCAGTCAATAACCTGAGGGTCGTATCTCCGTTCTTTATAGCTGCTTTTATGTCATAAAGCTCATTCGATATCAGACCGGTTATAGTCATTGTTTCTGATGCAGAACTGTTCCCTCTCCTGGTGAAAAGCTTATACTCACTGTCCGGCTCTGAGTTCTTCTTATACCAGACATCCAGTATCCTCTCATAATTCGGTGAATCGTACATCCCGGACAGACTCAGGGTTATATATGTGGCCCCCGCTGTAGCTGATAATTCCCCCGTTTCCTGTGCCGTTGTCACACTTACCGTCTTGGTGGATATGACTGTGCCTGAAGATGATTTTTCACGTATCACAGCTTTTAGTGTATACGTCGTATTCGGATAAAGGCCTGTGAAGTTTCTGCTGATTGAAGTCATTTTGGAGCTTCCTGATATAGTTGTGGTCCCAACAAGAGCAGAACCTCTGTACCAGCAAACTACCCTTGTGTATCCGACAGCACTTGTGAGACCTGACAACGTAGCTTTTGCAGCCGCCTGAGTGCTTGCCGTTGCCGTCAGTTTCGCCGAACTGTAGGCAGCATTTCCTTTAGGTATGGACAGGCTGTTACAGGTTCTTGAACTGAGCTTCCCTGAACTGCCATTCGAATCAGTACGGACAACTCTGAACTTTATTCCTGTCAGGGCTGTCTGCATAGCAGTAAGGCCATCTACAGTAAATGTATCACTGGCCGAGTGACTTCCGGTACCACTCCATGAGGATGATGTTTTCTTGATCGTTATACTCCTCCATAAGCCACCTATATAGACCTGACCTTTGAGTCCTGCACCTGTACCAAGCCACGACTCCGAATACTGCAAATGTGATTTTATTGTGATTTTTACTTTTACCGAATCCTCTTTCCTGCCGTAGTCTTCCGCTGTCACTGTATAATACACATACGGGTTTCCGCTGTCAGATTTTGTACTTGATCTTAACGTTGACATGTTTCCCTCCTTATGCGAAAGTGGCCGTTGCAGTTGCTTTCCATGCAGATCCGTTATACCATTTGAGCGAGTTGCCGGATGCAGTGTCTATCCATAATACATCCGTTCTCTGCGGAGCTGTAGCGCTTGCCACATATGCGCCTCCAATCGGTATGTTTCCTGATGGAGCGCCAATATACAGCTGTTCTGTATCCGTGCAGAATCCAAATTCTCCATTTGCCAGAGCAGGCAATAATTCTTCAATCCCTGTCTTGACCTTTAAAAATTTTGAAGTTGGTCCGCTATCAGTAAATTTACCTGCATCAAAGTCCTGTGTAGCGTCACTGACAGCAGTATCAACATATGTTGTACTTGCAAGGCCAAGAGTCGATATGATACCTGAAATGATCTCTGCTGACGGCTCCTGGGCAAGCTGTGCATAGGCATATGCCTGTTCCATATATCCACGAGTCTGATCGATGTACTCTATTGCATGTTCCAGGTAAGTCTTCAGCTCTGCCATATTCTCAGCAAAAGTATTAGCACGGAGCTCCTCGTTTTCTTTTCGTATTGTCTCTGCCTCGTTCCTGTCTGTCTCCTCATTCGCGATCTTCATACATTCGTTCAGGATCGTTCTCAGTGAGGAATAATCTCCCGTAGATGACACATCGAAGTTATCATCATCGAGGATATCTCCGACATAATAATTTATCCTTGCAGAAGTCAGTCTCCTGCCATTGCCATATACGATGACTTCTGCAAAGTGTGTCCCCTTAAGGACAGTTGCCTGCCCTTTGAGCGTGAATGATACCCTTCCAGACGCAGGATCCAGCACCTGTATGTTATATGGATTATTGCTCTCATTTACTTCCGGATCATCTGTTATCATAGCCTGGATATGATTCCCGTCGGGTTTCAATATCTCTATGAGTACACCTGTATATCCTGTGAAATCAAACGGCTCTGCCCCGTCCATCAGCCTTGCATGTATTATGTTCGCTGTATCATGCTGCATGATCCCATCCACGATCTTGACATTGTTGTCCTTTATCGGGATCTGACAATAAAACTGTTTGTAATTCATCTTATCTCCTTTACAAAAAGAGGCGGAAAACTCCGCCCCTCTTACGCTTATGTCTATTCGTTGAGCTGATAGCCCTCTCTCATTCTTGCTGCATATGTATCCTGTTGCTGAGAGTGTTCCCAGATTTCCGCGATCTTCCTTGGAACCATTACTTTCTGCCCTCTCATTATCTGAGTGGTTTCTCCATTCAGAGTAATGTTCACTTCATTTCCTTTGCCCTCAACGTATGGAATGAAGAGTTCGACTTTCTCTTCTGCTCTTTTCTTCTGAGCCGCAGTCTCACCCACAGCTTCAGTCTTCTTATCTTCTTTCTTGAGCTCAGCCTCGACCTCTGCTCTGACTTCCGCCTTGAGTTCAGCCTTGATCTGTTCCTTGAAAGATTCTACATCGAACGCAGCTTCAGGTTCCTTTACTTCCTGGGCATCCTGTACTGCTGCTTCCACTTTGTCTTCCTGCTTTTTAGTGCTCATAGTACCTCCTTATCAGTTTGCAGATGAGGACAGCGTTGCCGAATGCTCGATCCTCACCATGTATTCCTCCACGAGTCTCACAGCTGTTTTAACCGCTTTCCAGCCGACTGTTGCTCTCTGATTGAGTGGATCTGCTGTACCGCCTGATCCCAGCTGCTTCACGATAGTCTCAAGACCTCCGCCTTCGACCGTTGTCGTTCCGAATGCGTTAGCGCCGAGAACGATCGTTCCGTATACCGGAGTCACTGTCTTGCTTCCGCCTGATGGGGTATATTCATGACTCCATATCTTAGCCTCTGTAGACTCGACGAACCTGACACTGAATATCTTTCCGATCTCGCCTTTGAAGAGCTGTTCCGATCCTGCATACCTGGAAGCTGCTATCCACTCGTCATCGTTCCAGATATCATATACTGCATCCGGATGGATCAGAGCAACGTAGCATCCATTGATGGTCTCTGCGTTCTTTGTTTTCAGATCACGCACCGCTTTCTTGATGTCCTTCACTGTAAGCACGTCAGTAGATGCTATATTATCTCTGGATGTCTTCGAATTGACATATCTTACATTTGTTCCGCCACACAGGACCTCTCTTGTGATAGTGTCCAGGGTTCTTCCTGCCTGGGAGGCTATCAGTGTGAGAGTTTCCTTTGCGATGTTATCTATAGCTGTAAGCTGAAGCATATCTGAAGTTGCAACATAATCACCATACTGTGATACTGTAGCAGTTATAGAAGTCGCATTCAGCTTTCTTCCGTCAGGTGTAACACCTTCAGTAAGTGGTGTCAGTGCTTTCGGAAGTGCCGGGAACTGCCTGAACTCGATAGTCTTACCACCGTTTTTCGGTATATTTCTCTTCTGGCCGAACTGGTCATGTATGAGTTTTGCCTCGGCAAGCCTTATCAGAGTCTTGTCATAGAACGTCTTCATTTCCACGCTGAGGCTCTGACCTTCAGTTGTCTGAGTGGTAACATTCACGTTCAGATCAAACATGTGGAAATGCATTGCTTTGATTAATTCTTTCTTCATCATCTTTCCTTTCCTGCGAGATGATGATTACAGGTATATTTTTTCTCCCTTTTCTACCCTTCTCAAAATCTCGTCTATATCATCGTTTGTAAACTTCGACGGATCCACCTTTCTGACTACTGCAGCCTGTTTTGCAGCACCATTCTCTGATGGCCTTGCAGCCTTCTGTCTGAAGTTTGCCACAGCCTGCTGCTTGCTTTCGCTTGCTGACTGCTGCATTGCTCCCGACAGTATCTCCTGCATGTGCGCGATCTGGAATGCTGTTGCTACATCGTATCCGCGGTCAAGGGCATTGCAGAATTCTTCATTCGCAAGTTCCTGTCCGAGATCGAAGTTCGGAACACTCTCACGCAGCTGTGCAGCCTGCTGATCCCACTGGGCAAACATTCTCTGCTGTTCCTGCTGGCGCTTAAACTCCTCCATCATGCTTCTGCCTGCCTGAGCTTCGAGTTTAAGCTTCATGTTCTCCCGGAACTTCTGAGCTGTTATTCCTTCCTCCTCTGCTGCATTCGCATACAATCCGTCATCACTTTCTATTGCTTTATGCAGACCTTCTATATCTCCGGGATCGATACCATAAAGCATGTACAGCGGCGCCGTTGCTTCCTGATATGCATCGACAAGCTCCTGATTATCACTCTGATTCTTGAAGCGTGAATCTATTGCACTCTTCACATGGCTCCCGTACTGCTCTTTGAACTTTCCCTTGATCAACTCTTCGAATTCTGCATTGAGATCAGCACCTTGTGCATTCTCTCCGTTTGTGTCAGCGCCGACCTGACCTGCACCTTCAGTATCCCCCGGCTGTTTTCCGTAAACTACCGTCGATACATCCGATGCCCCTCCTTCGGAGGAACTGGCTCCTTCTCCTGCACCACCATCATCAAACATATGGAAGTGAAGTGAATCTTTGATATTGTTCATTATCTGTCCTTTCTGCGTTTTATGAGCGCGACCTCAGTATGCTATGAGTATATAAAAAGGGGAAAGATTTCTCTCCCCCCACGTCAGTCGTCACATAATATCCTGATATATTTCGGATACTGATCCTGTACCACTCTGAATTCTTCCATCGCTGTCTCAAATACATCTCTGTCTGCTGCACCAGGTGAATCCACCCTGTACATCACATTGCCATCTTCAAATATATTTCCGCTGTCATATATACCTGTTCTCTGCAGATACAATGCAAGGAAGCTGCATATTGCGGATGTTATCACACATACATCGTTGTTGCCTGTCTGCGGATGTCTGTATCCTGAATGACCGCAGCACCTGAACATTATCTCATCTTCACTTATTCTGCATTCCAATTCTGTCATACTATCTCCTTATTCCGGTACGGCCTGCTTTGCAGCCTTTACCCTTGCATTCCTGGCCTGAGTTATTTCCGTTGAATCAGCCTTTGCAGCACGTTCCTCCGCAGTACCTTTCATTGCCTTTCCTTTGCCGGTATCCTGACTCTGAGCAGGACTTTCAAGACCTACGCTTGCAGCGATACCCGGCAGCTGAGAATCAAGCTGCATTATAGTCTGTGCCATAGCGTTGAACTGCTTCATCATCATATCATTCTGCATGATCTGGGTCTTGATACTATCCTTGCCTTCAAACTCCATCATGTCTATGGCCACCAGGCTTGCTGTGGCATTCTGAGGATTGAACCATCCCATGTTATACATTTCCTTTGCAGTCTCATTCTGCGCCGCCCTGCTGAACGGAGACTGCTTCTCGGCAGATATCTTTATGTCGAATACCGGCCGCCTGCTGTCTGCGTTGATCTGCTCATTGTTATATGTCACAAAATCATGTCCGCCTGACTGACCGTCTATGCGGAATGTCCTGTCCTCAGTATAGAACTGCCTTATGAGCTCAAGCACCATATAGCTCACATCCTCCGTGGATGCATACTTTATGCGGTTTATATCCCGTGGTATCTTGGCTCCGGCCTCCTGCATGGAAGCTATCGCCGATGCAGCTGTGACTCCCGCAGCCGTTCCGCCCTGAGAAAAGTCCCTGTTGGCCGAAGTCTCTTTGAGCTCATCTATCTTCGATTCCTTCTGATTCACTACAAATGAAGGTATGGACTTGACTTCTATCTGCCTGAGACTGCTGTCTATGTCTGCACCCTCAAAATCTATGAGAGGTTTCGACCAGTCCAGCAGAGTGTCCTCATTTATACCGCAGCCCTTACGTTTCCACCACCGCGGATTTGCTGTCATCATAGCCACCTTTGTTATATAGCTGTCCAGGGCATCCACTGTCATCTGCGGATCCTTCATGACATCGACCCAGCCGAACCCCCACGGCGAATCCTTTACAGGAAACATCGGAGTCACCACAAAAGGATACTTTCCATGCTCATAAAATCCATCCTGATATTCCTCATGATTCTCAGACGCGAACAGAAGTTTGCCATTGCAGAACTTACACATATGCAGCACGGTCTTGGATCTTGTCAGCCACTCACCTGTTTGCGGGTCATCTATGACCGGTACCTCCTGCATCGCTTTGTAATAGCAATCCACCACAAGTGATTTATTATCTGTATTGATCGCATCATCATGAGCATATTCCGTCGTATATATAGACTTTCCCGTCACGATATCAACATCCGGATATGCCGCAGCAAGCTTCCTGTCATCTACCAGTGCAACGTTGAATATATATGATGAGTCCTGTACGTCCTCTATGCCCGGTTCCCAGAACAGATTATGTACATCCACCTGCTCTATAGCTATGTCGCCCAGGCCGTCAAGCTTATCATTGTCCCAGAATACACCCACTATCTCACCACCTGTTATCAGCAGATCATATGCTGTATTGGAATATACTTTCTGATACTTGTTCTGCTCCAGTACCACAGGGATGATCTTTGACAGTATCTGCGCATCCTGCTCATCATCCTTTGCACGTGGCAGTATATTAGGTTTCGGGAAGCTGTCCATTATATCCGCATGTTTGTTTATTATGCTGTTGAACAACCACGCAGACGCAGCCTTCTTGTCCCTGTTCTGTGTCTCTATATAGTTCCAGTGTCTCTGTTTCCACCACTCATAATTCTCAGTAGCCTTTGTGTCCACACTCTTCTTTCCCTGCATGTACTCACGCAGTACAGCATCAAACTCCCTCACATCATCTTCAGTTATTGCCTGTTTTTTCTCTTTGTCTTCACCCATCATGAATCCTTTCTTATACGTACTCATATCTCCTCAACCGTGCATTCTGCTGTTCTCTCACCATATTGAGCGGATCATCGATATTTCTATGATCTATATTCCTTGTCGGCATCAGCTCCTCTGCGGCTATCTCATGCTGCATATTCATATATCGCCATTCATCATATATATGATCCTCACATGTCGTATCGACATCTTCAGGATCTGTCTCACTGTATATCAGGTTCGGTATCGTCCTGATGAAATGTTTGCATGTGTTGAACACATAAAACATCGGCACACCTCTGTCATCGAACCTCAGGCGATAATGACACTGCATCTTCCCTGGTATCCTCGTATTATCTCCCTTGTCGAACCATATCCTGTATCCTGCAAAGATATCAGCTATAGACTTTCCTTTTGCCTTGCCATCAACCTGCCATATAGCCGGGTCCGCTATACCGTGTATATGCTTGCCCTTCAGGAATATATCGGAATCCTCGATCTCCCTTATTGCCTCAGCCACCTGACCGACCTCCCATTTGACACCGGTATCAGGTGTGCCCGTACATCCATAAAGTTCACGTATGCGGTATATCCTCCGCTCATTATCTACTGCATACCACCCGCAGCTGAACGGTTTCGCATATCCCCAGTCAAAACTTCTGTATATCGGCCAGTGCCCCGGTATCTCGAATGGATCTATGACATGAGTATGCAGCCTGTCTGCATAGTGCTCAGGATCGTTCCGAAACTCAGTGAATACCTGTCCGCTGAAGCTGTCCCAGTCCCCATAAAGTAGCGCCCGCTTTTCTGCTTCCGGCATCATTCCCAGAGTCGCGATGTATCCGGGATCGTTATCGAGCAGTTTCTGATTATCAAATACTGTCGCTGGAACGAATATCCTTTTTCGCATGACCTCTATTGATCCTCCGTCAGGTGTCTTTATAGTCACAGCCTGACTGATAGGTGTCAGAGGTGGCGCCGCTGTTATGAATCGTTCCTTGACCCAGCCATGCCCCCGGCCGCCCGGGTTCGTTGTAGCCCTTATATATACCCTTGTCCCGGGTCCGTTAGGCCTTGCTCTTGAATACAGGTATGTATACTCATCGTTATCAAAGTGTGTCAGTTCATCAAAACCCACAAAGTCATATGCTTTACCCTGATAATTTATGCGGTCCTGCTTCCTGTTCATCGAGCCGAATACGATCTTGGCTCCTGTCGGGAATGTCCATGTATGTGTCGTTGTGTTGTATGCAGCCCCCGGCACTGCCCGCTTATACAGCAGCAGGGATTTATCTATCAGCTCCGAAAGCTGAGGATACGTCCTTCTCAGTATCAGTCCTTTATAGTGTGGTATATGTATCTGCCTCAGCGCTTCAGCCACCAGTGCATCCGATTTACCACCACCTGCGGCACCGCCATAAAGACATTCGAACTCAGGTCTTTCCATGAATTTTTTCTGCTGAGGCTGTGGTTGCCATATGATATTATTCGTCATCATCTTCCTCCATCACCGGAGCAAGTATCACGATGCCATGTTCACTTGTATCTGCCCCCATGTTCTGCCGCTTCTGATCAAGCTCCAGTCTCTGTTCCTCCAGCCTTATCCTGCGCTCTGCTATATCCATAGCCTGTTCTTCCTGAATAGTCCTGATAGACTGCATAGATCGTTTCATCTGCTCAACGAGCCTGAGTGTCTGTGCAGCTTCTTTCAGTGCTTTTGTATCCACTTTGTCAAACACGCGTTCTTCCGCATCCCATTCCTCATGCTTCCCGTTCTTTTCACGAGTCTGTATTATATGCCTGTTGAATTGCTGTGTGTCGGCAAGAGTCTTCGCCAGGATATCCGATATCTTGTCAACTGCATCGATTTCCTTCATGAGTTCATTTGCCTGTTTTGTTACCGTTTTTGTTACCACTTTCCTGACCACACGATCACGATACTTTTCCCTTTGCGCCCTCCACTGCTCTTTCCTGCTTCTCTCATTGATTAATCTCTGACTCACACCATATTTCTCATGTAGCCCTCGCAGACTGATCCTGCCTGTTATATATTCACTTTTTATCTGCTCCCAGTCATACTCGGGTCGTTTTGCCATAAAAAAAGTCTCCCTCCTATACCGTAATGATATAGAAAAGAGACTTTGACCTCTCCCCTATCTGAAGTAGCTCATCGGATCGACGAATCTACCGTCTTCCTTTACACCGAAATGCAGATGAGGTCCTGTTGATTTTCCTGTGGAACCTGACTTACCTATCTCCTGTCCCTTGCCGACCACATCACCGGCCTGGACAGTATATCCTTCAAGGTGTCCGTAGAGTGTCTGTCTGCCGTTGCCGTGATCTATGATGACACAGTTACCATAGCCACCATTCCAGCCAGCAAGTGAGACTTTGCCTGCCTCCGAAGCCTGATGTGATCTCACCATTCACAGGGAATGCGAATTCACCTGAGCTGTAATCTGCGCCTTTGATAGCCTCTGACCTGTTATCAAACAGCAGGCTGTAGCTTTCATACGTAAGGCCTGCCAGTGAAAGTTCCGAAAGGTATTTTCCGGCCGCCTCCTCATCATTCAGGCACAGGGCTTTCTGATATTCCTTTGCGGTATCGCTTTTAGCAATTATCTCCTGGCTGATCTTGCCGTCCGTATAACCTCTGTCCTTCAGATAATCCCTGTATATCTGAAGCTTGTCAGGATCGCCTTTTTCACCTATGTTTTTCTTAAATGCAGTCTGTATCTTGCCAATAACTGCCTTATCGAATTTATCCACGTCCCCGTCGAACTCTTTTAAGGTACTGCGCATCCTTTTGAGCTCATCAATATTTCCATCATTGACGTAGTTCGTGTAGTTCTTTGTGACCACTTTCCAGAGCTTTTCATTCTTCTCGTCTCCGGTGAGTCCGCTTATCTGGGACTCCACGTCGCTGAGCATCTTTTTCTTTTCCCTGGCAGCTCTTTCCTCGTCAGTCAGATTGAGTCCTACCTTATTGAGTACATTATCCAGGGTGGTGCCATCCTCGATATCCATTTTGCCCACCAGTTTATCGACGATACCACGGTCACTGCCTGATCCGTCCTTTTCATTCTCGTCGCTTTTGCCTGTTTTACCGCTGAGCTTATCAAGCGTACTGTTTATCCATTCCTTGCCCTTTGAAGCTGTATCTTCGCCGCCTGCCTCAGCAGCAAAGGCACTCATGAGCTTTGTCTGTATCACATCATACTCACGCAGGATGTTCTTTACAGGTCTTCCGGTGACATAACCCATTCCCTCTGCAAAATCTCTCATGAGCTCGTTCCAGTCTTTATCCGATCCACCGCCGATCTTATCGAGTATTGCCTGACCTGATTCCATCACCTGCGCAAATCCTTCAAGTCCCATATTCGATGATCCCCAGCCATCCTTGAAGCTCCATATGTCCTTTACGATCGGGATCATACTCAGCGGGTTGGCATTATCCCAGAAGTTAGCTATAGCATTGGCAAGCCACAGATCGAATCCTTCTTTATCCTCGTCATCATCGTCTCCCGGCTGCTTGCCTCTGAGTGCATCAGCCACAGCTGCTGCAGCCGATACAGCAGCTGCATTTATGAGGAACACATTTGAGGCACCTATGAATTTGCCTGCAGCTTTCACTCTGTGCTTATTCTGCCAGCATTCGACCGCATCACCGTAGGCACTTTTCATCATGTTGTACGTCCTTGTAGGCTCAGCCATGAATGAAGTCAGAGTCTTACTCATAGCATCTGTGTTTCTCATTGCCTGGGAGCGATGGAACACTGAATCCACCACCTGAGTCTTGTCGAATATCTCCGAAGCCCTCTCATTGCATATCCTGTAGAATTCTTCTGAGTCCACTTCCACATCTTTATGCTTTGCCTTGGTCTCAGCACGTACTGCACCCCAGATCTTGCTCCATGTGTAGTTGTCCAGCACTCCGTATATCTCCATCGATATCAGATCCGCCCTGGTCCACTCTTCATTCATCATGATAGCATCGATATCCCTTGCCATATCCACCTGGGTATTTCCCCAGGACTTCCACCTTGCGATAGGGCAGTGATCTATCATGTCCTTATACTCTGTATCTTTTCTTATCATCTTCTTCAGGACAGAAGGTGTATGGTTCTTAGATACAAAGTATACCGGATTTATCAGCAGGAATGCCCTTGCTATCGCTGTAGGCTGCTGCACTGCAACACGAAGATTGAAGCCTATGGCAGCTCGTTTGTAATTGGCAAGCGACTTTGCCATGAATCTTCCTATTCCCTCAGTCTTCATATCGAAGTTACTCTGAATATCCTCCATGAAGCGCAGGATATAGTTTAGATATCTGCTTCCCCATGCATCACTGATCTTGCCTTTGACAGCAACACCTCCGGCAGACTTATCATCATAATTATATACTCTCATGAAGTCTGATATCGCCGGAGCCAGCGCATTGTACTGACTCATCTTGTTCACGTGATCCGCGAACACAGTGAATATGTCGTCTATAACGATGGTATTGTTTGCGCCCTGCACAGTGCTCTTTGTGAATCCGAAGTTCCTGATATTTTCTTTCGGTTTTGCCGATACTGCATTGGTTTTAAGCCATGTTCTTGAAGACTTTATAGGGAAGTAGTCCTTTTCTGTGAACTTCTCATACCCGTACATCTTCATAGACGCTTCATTGCCCCACTCAGCAGCCCGTCCGTTCAGGAATCCCTGCAGCTTGTCTGCCATACTGCGCTGTTCACTCGTCAGCTGTGAGATGATATTCAGCACGTCATTATATGTTATCTTTGTCGATGTACCCGGAAGGCCACGTTTTCCTCTGATAGCCTCTCTGAACTTGCCTGCTCTCTTTACCTCAGTAAGTACGATACCGCCTTCAAGTATATGACCAAGCGCCTGTTCTCTCTTTGCGCTGCAGTAAAGTGACATGATCTGAGCAACGCTTATCTTTATGTCCTCACCGCTTTCAAGTCTGACAGTCTTAAGGCCCTTGCTGTTCCTCCATCTCTGTATCTTGCTTCCCGGCTTTTTCTTCTTGTGATAGCCCTTGAACAGATCCTCGAAAAACTCCCTGAGCTCGGTTATGTTGTCGATGTGCTTATCGAAGCCCGAACGAAGGCCCATATACATAGTCTCCATTCCGCCGCCCATACGCTCAAACAGATCCCTTGAAGTTATATTCGACTCATTGAGAAGGTCTCCCACAGTACCCCCGCGCTCGAGCTTCACTTTACCTCGAGCTCTAATTTTTTCATCAGCTTTTGCTATGACATCTTTCGCAATTTCATCTATACCGGCCTTTATGTTCTCGTTGAAGCATTTATTACAGTTGTTTATATTGTGCACCACCGACTTCAGCAGTATATCTACAGCAACCAGATCCTCATCTGAAAGAGTATCCACGCTTTCAGACTTATCAAGCTTTGCTTCAAGCGCATCTATAAGTGCAAACACATATCCATCATATTCAAAAACCTTGTTTATGTTTGATTTTTCTGGCTTATCTTCCTTAGTGCCTAAGTCATCCTCTGGTGCAAACTCTGCGTATATTCTTCTGAGATTTGCCACTCTCTTCCTCAGCTCATCCGCCTTTATGGTAGCCTGAGCCTTGTATCCTCTCTTCTCCTGGAGCTGCTTTGATCTTTCAGTCTGCAGGTCAAAGCACATCAGAAGATCTGCGACAGCTTCAGTGAATGCATGAGGTATATGCTTGTCATCCGTCGGCTTTACCAGTCTTTCACACAGCCAGTCATAATTCTTCTTTATTCTGCCGAATGACTTTGCACGTTCCCTGAGCGTTTTTCTCTTTGCTTCCTTAGCCCTGGCCTTATCCTTTTCCGCCTGGACCTTTTCCTGAGACTTCAGTCTTTCCTGCTGGAGCTTTTCCCGTGATTTCTGCTTTTCTTCCTGCAGCTTCTCACTTGATCTCTGCTTTTCCTGCTGTATCTTCTGCTTTGCCTTTTCTTTTTCTGCTGCTATCTTCTCATCCGCACGCGCACGTTCTTTTCTTCTGATCTCACGCACAGCTTCCTGATGCCTTGTCTTCACGAGCTTCAGTCTGGCATCGTAGTCTTCCTTTTTCTTGTCAGCCCATGACTTCCACGGCTTGCCAAGTGCCGATATCTCCATAAGATCCTGCGCTGTCTGCTTCTTAAGCTGCTCTGTTTCCTCAGCAGCAAGCATCATGTCATAAGGCTCCAGGCTTTCCCTCACGTCTGCGATCTTCATGAGCTGATCCGCCGGGTTCGTTATTTCAGTATCGAACAATTCAGGATACATTTCGCAAAGCTCGCCGTATACCTGATCCACCGGGATCCCGTTTTCTTTCACGATCCTGAGTCTGCCGAACTGATCCCTCTTGAACTCCGTAAAGTCAGGGATACTGCTCATATCTTCTTCTGATATGACCATCCTTGTTGTCCTGAGATAGTCCCTGAGTTCCTTATACTCATAGAAATTAGCATCATCGACAAAATCAAGACTTTCGACTATATCAGATGCCGCAAGATACGCAGTATTCATAGCTGCCGTATAGTCTCCATTCTTTATTGCCCTGAATATGATCGACGCTTTGTCCGCAGCGAACTTCACGAGCTCTGATTTGACTCTACGCGGGTTTCCTCTGAGACTGTAACTCTCACTGTAAGTCATCAGACACCTTACGAGATCGTTCATCTGCTCAGTTACAGACGACTTATCAAGCACCTTGCCATGAGTGAGCTTTTTATCAGCTTTCAGCTTCTCACACAGCTTCTGCAGCTCGTCATATGTCTGAAGCTTCACCTGTTTCTGTCTGATCTCATAGTAACGCATCGGAGGAACATCATAAAATTCCCCCTCACTCTCGTTGATGTAGTCGAGTACCTCAGACTCATCTGGCAGGGAATACTTTATTTCTTCGCTGTCTGTCTGACTTTCTCGATGGCTTCCTCTTCCGTCTTGCTCTCCTGCACGATCTTCGAAAATTGTTCTATTTGACTGAGCTTTTCTTCTTCGCTTCCATTCAGCGTAGTCATAATCTCCCGCCCTAGAAGTGGTGAGAATTCCTTCTTTTTCGTAGAGACTAATAAGGTCATCAATGGTTTGTTGTTCTGCATAGTATATTGCCTCCGTTATATATTCTATTTCTGATCCATCATCAAGATTCATCCTGATGATCCTGGCTATTGACGGCCTTTCGAAGTTCCCGTCTGTATAGACAAGGACATTCCTGAGCCCGTTTTCTCCGGTAGGTATGATATGCAGCCCTTCACGGACCTTATACAGATCACCTCTGGCCTTATCTCCCACCTGCTTCTGGAATACTGCCATTTCTTCCCTGCTGAGAAGTTCATTTGCGACAGCCCATCCATATCTATTATACTCTTTTTTCGAGTAGTCCGGAATAGAATAACTGCCCCCTGACTCATACGGCAGGGAATACTTTACACTTTCACCGAGTTTTGTTTTTCTTCGTTCATTTCCATAATGTTCTGCTACTGATTCTGGCAGTATATCTGAGTGCATTTCATTGACAATATCCATCAATTCAGATATACTGATTGTATCAGAAGTTAGGGATTGAACCCCCTGATTGGCTCTGCCAATAGCTTCTGATATTTTTTTACCATTAATCGAATACAGGGAATCAAACTCTATCAATTCGGTTTCACCAGTGATTAGTGTTCGTATGACAAAATACGCTGGATATTGTTCACCTGCTTTATTTTGTCCATAACCAAGCAGTATATATCCACCTGCGGAATTCTTATCTCGTGGCTCGATCTCATTGACTTTTACAGCATTTTTTAAATACTCTCCGAGATGTAATGCTATCCTTGCGTTCGTCTCATAGTCTCTTGTAAGACCATGCCTTATCGCAGGTGCTCCAATAACTATATCGTTTTGTGTATCCTCATTCTGTACTACAAGTCTTCCTAAATCATCTGTTTTTCCATATTTTCCGACATTTTTTCTTGCCTCATCTACTATATTTTTTCTCGTTTTGCTTTTTATATCTTCTTCTGATACTTCAACAACTTTCATATCAGGTTTAGATACAAGACTTTCGTAATCTATGTCAGAATCCTCTTTGATAGAAAATCTCACATAGTCTTCCACCTGTATGCTTGGCGAATCTATATCAGGCCTTGTCGCTCTGCGTTCACCTTCACCGTAGTTCAGCCTGTTGGCAGTATCTCTTGCCTCTACCTCACCTGCTGCATACTTATAGAATTCCGCCGGCGACATGTTCCTGAGCTCCCTGAGCTTGTTTTGTGATTCCTGAAGTTCCTTCTGACTGTCTTCAAGTTCATCTACCAGTTCCTCTATATCAGGATCTGTGTCCCTGTACTCGTCCCTGATCCTGCTCAGTTCATCTTCACTTGTGATATCTATATCATCACCGTACTTATTGAAGTATCCGGCCTCGTCCAATGCGTCCAGCAGGTCATCTGCCGCTGATTCATAGTACTTGTCCGCTGCTCTGACTTCATCCTCTGTTGCAGAGATCGCAGCGTTGATCATATCGAAGTTTGCACCCATAGCGAAGCCTTCGATATCCTGTATAGCGTGCTGTATCTCATGTATCAGTGTGCCGTCACGCTTTGCTTCTTGGTATTCGTTCCTGAAAAGATCCTCGTCTATCATTATTTCAGAGCCATCTACAGCATATGCCCCTGTCGCTCTGTCAAGATCAACAAGCTTTATTCTCACATCTTCAAGCTGAGGATAGTTCTCAAACAGCACATCATGCTGGATGATATCTGCAAGACGTGCATTACCTCTCTGAAGACGTGTACGCAGCCTTGCAAGTTCGCCGCCCCACGTCTTATTGAGATCTGTGAATTCTTTCTGTTCTGCATCCGTGATAGTGCCGTCCCAGAACTTGTCGTACAGCTCCTGAAGTCTCGTGTATTCAGGGTGTTCTTTCCTGAATAACGCGTCACCACTTGTGAATACTTTCATCTGGCTGTCATCGATCTCAAAGCGCCATTTGCCATCTGTGCCAAGGTGCCAGCCGGTTTCTTTCCTGATGGTTTCCGAGCTATCGAAGTCGTTGTACATCTCCTTTGCCTTCTTAAGCATTTCATTGTCGGCATTCAGGGCATTATCACCGGCAAAAGAGAATCTTATATCAGGATCTGTAGTAGGGCTCAGATTATCTGTATTCTTTACCTGCTGAGGATCCAGTGCTATATATGCTTTGGTACTCCTTCCGAAACTTCCTGCATCCTCTTCAAGGACGATCCCGTCATAGCCTTCTTTGTTCAGGTACTCATTGATCATCTCTTTGCATTTTGCAGACAGCTCATCCGCCTTTGCAGTCCATTCCTCAACTATTGCATCCTCTGCCTCATATACCTTATTGAATTCAGGATCATTATATATATCAGATCTTCCGGCATCCGGATTATCTTTTCTCCATGTCGTGATGAAGTCAATTAAAGCTTTCTTTGCCTCATCGAACTTCTTCCCGTATGTAGCGTCAAGGTTATCAAGTTCCTCACGGACTGCCGCATAATCCTTATCTGACTTCAGTATCCCGTCAAGTTCAGCCCTGTTCCTTGCTTTCAGAGGGTTCGTTATGTTGGCATAGAGTGCCATCTGCTTTTTACCATTGAGACCTATATCCTTTGACGTAGGTTTGAGGAAAATGCCATATGGTGTACCGTTATCACGCGCACCTGCGCCCTCACGTCTCGTATCGAATATATTAAAGTCACTGTCAGTCTGATGATAAAGCACGAGCAAGTCACCGTTTTCATTCCTGATCTTGCTGTCCCTGAAGTAATCCGCCTGCTGATTAGAGATATATTTCCCCTCTGAGTCCTTAAAATCAGATTTCTGTCTTCCCTCAGCTTCCTGCGACTTTTCAAAAATATTTTCATTAAATGAAAATTTCTTGTCATTTCCTTCTGTTTCGGATATACTATTAATAGAAGGTGCGGTTGCCTCCGATGTTGAGGCTCGACGTTTATCTTTATAAACGTCTTGAGCTATGTGAGGGACTGAGCCTTTTTTATTTACATCGGAACCAAAGAACTGCTTTGGAATATACTTTGTCATAGTTTCATCATTGATTTCAGGAAGAAATTCTGCTAAACTTATATCAAGAAAAGCTGAGCGAGGATTGCTTCCCCCCGTCTTTGACGGCATGAACTGTCCCATGACCTCAGCTTCATTTATTTTCTGCAGAGTCATTGAGACATACAGTACATTATCTATACCTTCCAGTTCTTTAACTTCAAGCTTTACAGGTATGATGTTTCCCTGATCTTTGAATGCTGATACCAGAACATATACGTTTTTCAGATTCGTATTTTCCCTTCTGGTTCCTACATACTTATCTTTATGTACTTCTATCAGTTCCGCATTATTCACAACATCTTCAAAACATGACATCATTTTTGCGAAGTTCACGAATATATCATCGCCCTTGACTTCCGTCTGTTTCTTAGTGCTTTCATCAAAATTATGATTTGAATAATTGAATTCCAGATCTATAGAAGGATTTGTATATCCCTTTTTTATTATCCCCAGCTTGGATGCAAGTGGTTTCAGTAACTTATTCGCATCTTTCCTGTACCTTGTTTCGAGCGC